AAGAATGAAAGAATGGATTTCGTAGATTTTAAAAAAAATATTTTTTATTTTGAAAATATTCTTCTTATAGGGTATCTTATTCTTTGTCCATGGTCAGTGGCCCGTGATTCGCCCTTATCCTTTCAGCGAATCCTACGCAATACTTTTCCTCCTTTCTTTTTGTTCTCATTGACCTTGGGCATTGACTTATATATAAAAATACCTATATTAAATATCAGAAATGGATTTAACAGTTAGGATTGAACCTCGAAGCGATAAGAGCTTTTCTAAAACCTTTATTGGAGATAAAGAAAAGATTTTACCTTACGTTAGGCGCTACATTCAAGAACATGAGCACCTAGAAATAGAGGTTGTATCTAACGAAGAAAATCCAGATATAACTTTTGAGGAGTTATTTATTAAAGAATGAAGAAAGATAATATAATACAATTCAGGAGACCAGGTAAAAAGAAAAAACCTACCTTGGATAAAGAGGGCAAAACATTTGTCGCAAGACTACCTTATCCTATAACCATAGATGTATTGGTGGATATTGTAGAGCGTATGGGCATTGAACATGAGGGCACGGTGTTGCCAAGTTTAAAGTTCATACAAAGAAAAATAATGAAAAAAGAAATGGAGAAAGATGATGAATAAAATTATCATTATGTTGCAGCTATGCCTACCCAACGACGGAGAAGTGGAATGTATCTTTTCAAAGCATGATGTTCTTGATTATCAAACGTGTGAAAGAGAAATAGAACAGTTAGAGCATGAGTTCTCTGATATGGCTGAGATATTCAATGTTA